ATGTAGAAAAAAGAAACGCTAATGGTCAAACAAGCTCAGGCTTGTATTCTTTGTTTATACCAATGGAGTGGAACTATGAAGGTTTTATTGATAAATATGGTCATCCAGTATTTGACACGCCAGAAAAAGAAACACAAGATGTATTTGGAGATTATATAAATCAAGGTGTTATAGACCATTGGAATAATGAAGTAGAAGGACTAAAGCAAGATCAAGACGGGCTAAACGAATATTATAGGCAGTTTCCAAGAACAGAAGAACACGCTTTTAGAGATGAGGCTAAAGAATCTTTGTTTAACTTAACTAAAATATACGAGCAAATAGATTACAATGTAGACTTAAACAACAAGTCACTTGTAACAGTTGGAAGCTTTCAATGGGAAAACGCTACTCAAGATACAAGAGTAATATTTGTACCTAATAAAGACGGAAGGTTTAATATATCTTGGGTACCTCAAATAGAATTACAAAATAGAGTAATTATAAAAAACGGTAGCAAACACCCTGGTAATGAGCACATGGGAGCTTTTGGTTGTGACAGCTATGACATATCAGGAACTGTAGACGGTCGAGGTTCTAATGGAGCTTTACATGGGCTTACTAAGTTTAGCATGGAAGATGCACCACCTAATCAGTTTTTTTTAGAATACATAGCTAGGCCACAAACAGCAGAAATATTCTTTGAAGACGTTTTAATGGCTTGTATTTTTTACGGTATGCCTATATTAGCAGAGAATAACAAACCAAGACTTTTATATCATTTTAAAAGAAGAGGTTATAGAGGTTACTCAATGAACAGGCCGGATAAAGTTTGGAACAAACTATCAGCCACAGAAAGAGAAATAGGTGGTATACCTAATACCAGCGAAGATATTAAGCAAGCCCACGCGGCTGCTATAGAAACATATATAAATACAAATGTTGGTATACTGGAAACTGGATACGGAGATATGTATTTTCAAAGAACCTTAAATGATTGGGCTAAGTTTAATGTTAATAACAGAACAAAGCATGACGCATCTATAAGTTCTGGATTAGCTTTAATGGCTTGTAATAAGAATAGATATATACCTGTTGCAAAAAAAGAACGCAAGTCTATAGATTTAGGGATTAAAAGATATAACAATAGTGGAAACATTTCAAAAATACTTAAATAAATGAGGATCGAAACTAACACAAATAGCTCTTTTCCTAGCCAAGTGGTTAGTGATGAAGAAAAAGCAAGCTTAGACTATGGGATTCAAGTAGGTAGAGCTATAGAAGGAGAATGGTTTCAAGAAGGAAGATCAGGAAACAGATATGCTAAAGCTTATAGTAATTTTCATCAATTAAGATTATACGCAAGAGGAGAGCAATCAATAGCTAAGTATAAAGACGAAATGTCAATTAATGGTGACTTGTCTTATTTAAACTTAGATTGGACACCCGTAGCTATTGTTCCTAAGTTTGTTGACATAGTAGTAAACGGTATGTCAGAAAAAAATTATGACATTAATGCTGTTGCTCAAGATCCTTATTCATTAAAACAAAGAGGTGATTATCAAAAAGCTATACTTAGAGACATAAACAATAAAGAAGCTTTAGAAAATTTTTTAAAAATTGGAATGAATCTTTATAAAACTTCTAACCCAGAAGATTTACCTGCTAGCAAAGAAGAATTAGATCTTTATATGCAAATGAACTACAAACAACAAGTAGAAATAGCAGAAGAAGAACTAATTAATAATGTTTTAAGCAAAAACAAATACGATCAAACTAAAAAAAGAATTGCTTATGACTTAGCTGTATTAGGAATAGGAGCTTCAAAAACAATGTTTAATAAAGCAGAAGGAATAACAATAGATTATGTTGATCCTGCATATATGGTTTATTCTTATACAGAAGATCCTAATTTTGAAGATGTTTATTACATAGGAGAAGTAAAGTCTATAACTATACCTGAATTAAAAAAACAATATCCTAACATCCCAGAAGAAGAATTACTAAGAATACAGCAAATGCCTGGTAATTCTCAATATATAACAGGTTGGGGTAATTATGACGAAAATACTGTTCAGGTAATGTATTTTGAATATAAAACTTATCATAATCAAGTATTTAAAATAAAGAAAACAGATCAAGGTCTTGAAAAAGCTTTAGTAAAGCCAGATACTTTTAATCCACCAGAAAACGATAATTCTGATGTTGTAACTAGAACAATTGAAGTTTTATATACAGGCGCAAAAGTTTTAGGTAATAACTACATGTTAGATTGGAAACTTTCTGAAAACATGACTAGGCCATATGCAGACACAACTAGAGTTAAAATGAATTACTGTATATCTGCACCTAGAATATACAAAGGTCGTGTTGAATCTATGGTTAGTAAAATAACTGGATTTGCTGATATGATACAGCTAACACATCTTAAACTACAACAAGTAATGTCTAGATTAGTTCCAGATGGAGTTTTCTTAGATATGGATGGTTTAGCTGAAGTTGATTTAGGTAATGGAACAACTTATAATCCAGCTGAAGCTTTAAACATGTATTTTCAAACAGGTTCTATAGTTGGTAGATCACTTACTCAAGAAGGTGGTATTAATCCAGGTAAAGTACCTGTTTCAGAATTAACTTCTTCATCGGGTCAAGCTAAAATTCAAAGTTTAATAGGAACGTATCAATATTATTTACAAATGATACGCGACGTAACTGGGCTTAATGAGGCTAGAGATGGTAGTATGCCTGAAAAAGACGCTTTAGTAGGTTTACAAAAATTAGCAGCTAACGCTTCAAATGTTGCAACAAGACACATGATAGATTCTTTGTTGTTTATAAGTTTAAGAATATGCGAAAATATAAGCTTAAGAGTTTCAGATACAATAATTAATCCTTTGACTAGAAATTCTTTACAAAATTCTATTAGTAATTTTAATACTGAAACACTACAAAGTTTAATTGATTTACAATTACATGATTTTGGTATTTATTTAGAGCTAGAACCTGAAGAGGAAGAAAAAGCTTTATTAGAGCAAAATATTCAAGTAGCTTTAAAAACTGGAGCAATTGCTTTATCTGACGCTATTGATATTAGAGAAATTAAAAACACAAAACTTGCTAATCAATATATTAAGCTTAGACAAAAGCAGAAAATTGAAAGAGAACAACAAGCTGCTCAACAGAATATTCAAGCTCAAGCTCAAGCAAACGCAAAAGCTTCAGAAGCGGCAGCTTTGTCAGAAGTTCAAAAACAACAAGCTTTAACTCAAGAAAAAGTAAATATAGAACAAGCTAAATCTCAGTTTGAAATACAACGCATGCAAACAGAAGCTCAAATAAAAAGAGAACTTATGGCTGAAGAGTTTAATTACCAGATGGAATTAGCAAAAGCTAGAGCGGGCGTTGAAGCAAATAGAGAAAAAGAAATAGAAGATCGTAAAGATCAAAGAACAAGAATACAAGGAACGCAGCAATCAGAATTGATTGACCAAAGAAAAAATGATTTATTACCTATTAACTTTGAGTCAGAAGGTAATGATGAGTTAGGTGGATTTGATTTAGGATCTTTATAACCTAAACAAATCTTTTATTTATTTAATTATATTATATTATGTCAGAAACAGTAAAACAAGAAGGCGACTTTAAAATAAAGTCTAAGCCTAAGATGAAAAAACTAAACAAAACTGAAGAGGTTATAAAAGTTGATTTATCAAAACCTAAAGAAGAGGTTAAACAGGAAGAAGTAACTAAAGTAGTTATACCTACAGAAGATAAAAAAGAAGACGATGCCGTTCAAATCGGAGAAACAAATGCAAGCGATGTTGCTGTCGAAGAACAAAAAGACAGTACAAGTAGCGAAGAAGTGGTTGAAGAAGTACGGGAATCCGTTCAAGATGAAAAATCAGTTCTTGAAGAAATAACCGATAAAGAGATAGCTGAAGAAGTTAAAGATGTAAAGCAAGAGGTTGAAGAAGCTAAAAAACAAGCTGAAATAACAGGTAAGCCTTTACCAGAAAATATTGAAAAGCTTGTTTCTTTCATGGAAGAGACAGGTGGAAGCATAGAAGATTATGTGCGGCTCAATGCTGATTATTCTAATGTTGACAATAACACATTGTTAAGAGAATACTATAAGCAAACAAAACCGCATTTAAACATTGAAGAAGTAAACTTTCTTATGGAAGATTCTTTTTCATTTGATGAAGAACTAGATGAGGAGCGAGATATCCGCAAAAAGAAACTCGCAATGAAAGAAGAGGTCGCAAAAGCCAAAAACTTTTTAGAAAGCTCAAAGAGTAAATATTACGACGAGATCAAGTTGAGACCGGGTGTAACTCAAGAGCAACAAAAAGCTATGGAATTTTTCGATCGCTATACGAAGGAGCAGGATAATTTACAAAAACAACGAGAAGATTTTAAACAAAAAACAAAAGAATATTTTAATTCTGATTTCAAAGGTTTTGATTTCAATGTAGGTAATAAAAAATTCAGGTATAATGTTCAAAATCCTAATAAAACAGCAAGTGAACAATCAAGTTTACAAAACCTAATAGGGAAGTTCTTTGATGGGAAAGGTAATATAAACGATTCTAAAGGTTATCACAAGGCTATTTATGCTGCTGAAAATGTAGATACTATTGCTAATCATTTTTACGAACAAGGAAAAGCAGATGCAATCCGCGAGGTTGTAGATGGTTCTAAAAATCCTAGCGCAAATCCAAGACAGGCTACACAGACTGATGGGTTTAAAGATGGGATTAAAGTAAAAGTGTTAGGCGATAAATCAAATGATTCTTCAAGACTTAAAATTAAAAAAATCAAAATTTAAAACTATATAAATTATGGCAAGTTCATTAACGCCGGCTTTTGGATCAATAGTCCCTAGCCAAAAATTACAAGCCCTTGAAACTAACTACCTTAGTTTCACAGATGGCACAAATGATTTCGCACAACAGTATCTACCTGAGATCTACGAACAAGAAGTAGAGCGTTACGGAAACAGAACTCTTTCTGGTTTCTTACGTATGGTTGGAGCTGAAATGCCAATGACATCTGACCAAGTTGTTTGGTCGGAGCAAAACAGATTACACATTGCTTATGATAACGTTATCATGGCAGCTGGTAATCCTATTAATGTTTTATCTTTCAACGTTACAGCTACTATCACTAACGTTATTGGAGTAAATGACACAATTGTTGTTATGGACCCAACTAACGGAACTGAATGTACAGCTGTTGTAACTGCTAAAACTGCAGGTGTTGTAGGAGGAGCTGATGCTACTATTACAGTTGCACCTTATGCTGCTGCCGCTTTATCTGCAGCTGCAAACGCAGGTGGTTTGGGAGCTGGAGCACGTACAGATCTTAAGATCTTTGTTTACGGTTCTGAATATGGAAAAGGACTTGGCGATGCTTCTGCAGAGTCTATCACTCCTTCTTTCACTCAATTCAGTAACTCACCTATCATTATCAAGTCTAAGTATCAAATCTCCGGATCTGACACTGCACAGATTGGTTGGGTAGAAGTTGCTACTGAAGACGGAACAAGCGGATACTTGTGGTACTTAAAAGCTGAGTCTGAGACACGACTACGTTTTGAAGACTACTTGGAAATGTCTGTTGTTGAGGGAGAATTAGCTGTTGCTGGTTCTGCTGCAATTGCTACTAAGAAAGGTACTGATGGTCTTTTCTCTGCTATTAAGTCAAGAGGTAATGTTCAAAACGAATTTGGTGGAACTCTAGCTGAGTTTGACAAGATTCTTAAGAACCTTGATACTCAAGGAGCTATTGAAGAGAATATGTTATTCGTTAACAGAGGTCTTTCATTAGAGCTTGACGACATGCTTGCTGGATTATCTGCAGGAGCAAATGGTGGAACAGCTTATGGTTTGTTTGAGAACTCTGAAGACATGGCCTTAAACTTAGGTTTCACAGGTTTCCGAAGAGGTTCTTACGACTTCTATAAAACTGACTGGAAGTATCTTAACGATGCATCTACACGTGGTGGTTTAGTAGCCGCTGGTGGAGCCGCAACTATCAACCCAATTGAGGGAGTATTAGTTCCTGCTGGAACTTCTACTGTTTACGATCAAACTTTAGGCACTAACATTCGCCGACCATTCTTACACGTACGTTATCGCGCTTCTCAAGCTGATGACCGTCGCATGAAGTCTTGGTTGACTGGATCTGTTGGAGGAGCTTATACTTCTGATCTAGACGCTATGCAAGTTCATTTCTTATCTGAGAGATGTCTTTGTGTTCAAGGTGCAAACAACTTTGTTATTTTCACTGGAGCATAATAAACGCAATCACTGTAATTTTTACCCCTGGCTTAGGCTGGGGGTAACTATTACTCTTTTAACTATTTAATCTTATTATATCATGGCTAAAAAAGCTACAGCTAAAAATATTGAGGTAGCACCTCAAGAAATCGAAACTCCACAACGCGTGGAAAAAACACCACAAAAGGAAAATAAAACTCCTAAGTGGGAAATAAAGGATAGAATATATCTATTAAACGATAGAAGAAGACCTTTAACATACACAATTCAAAGCGCTCACCATCACAGATCTAACTTATTGTTTTTTGATGAAAAAACAGGTGAGCAAAGAGAATTAAGATATGCAACAAACCAAGCTTCACCATTTAAAGATGAGCAAAAAGGAGAAGCAACTCTTGGTCACATTATGTTTATTAATGGTGAATTAAAAGTTTCAAAAAGACTTCAAAATTTACAAAAACTGCTTTCTCTTTATCATCCTGGTTTAAACAAAAAATATTACGAGTTCAACCCTGTTGCTATTGCGATAGACGAACTTGATGATATTGAACTAGAGATAGATGCTTTAGTAGCTGCAAGATCTATGGATATAGATCAAATGGAAGCTATACTTAGAGTTGAAGTAGGTTCAGAAGTTTCTAAAATGAAAAGTAAAGAAATAAAAAGAGATCTTATGTTTTTTGATAAAGAAAACCCAGGTTTATTTTTAGATCTAGCTA